ACGCCAACACCAGAACAAACGCCAGCACCAGCACCAACCACATCCACGACTCCATCTACTTCCACAGACTTCGCAGCAAACCAAACGACGCAATCACAGCCAACACCAACACCAACATCAGACTCATTATCTTCTTCATCTACTTCTTCCTCTTCAACAAACTCTTCGTCAACCGTTTCGTCAACTCCTGCTCCCGCTCCAACGCCTGATCCATCGTCTTCAACACCTTCAACAGTTGTATCCGATCACGTTGATAATTTGCAATCTCCTGCTCCAACGCCCTCATCTTCTTTGACTTCCATATCATTGGACTCTGTCTCCTCTAAGATCGATACAGCAACGGCTACAGTGCAGACTGCGGTAACTAACTCTACTACCACTCTCCAGGCAATCCCTGATGTACAGAACAAAGTGACAGAACTTCCTGTGGCTCAACAGGCTGTTGCAGATGCTACAACCGCAATTAATACAGCAACTACAGCGATTGCTGCGGCAACAACCGCTCTTACAACTGCCCAAGCATCAGCAGCGGTGGTCCCTGTTGCTCAGGCTGGTGTAGACGCAGCATCCGCTACAGTGGCTAACGCCATTAAAGATACAACGATTGCTCAATCTACGGTAGATAGCGCAACAGCAACGGTTGCATCTACTAACACAATTTTGATTACAACGCAGGATGCACAACCAGCCCTTGATGCTGCTGCCGCATGTACAGAAGGTTCCGCATGCGTTCACTTTTACAATACCAATGCTGAATTAGGCCCTCTTCATGACCAAATTGCTCCAGCCCAAGCAGCAGCAGACGCAACAGTTTCCGCAGTACCCGTTGCTCAAGCAGCCGTAGATTCAGCAACAACTCAAGTTGCTACACAAGAACAGGCGCTTACTGATGCTGCAAATGCCGCTGCACAAGCACAGGCGGCTGCTGATGCTTCTGCTGTTACAACAACGACCAATGGAGTAACCGCAACTGTTTATCGTGCTACAAATGGTGCTGCTCCTTCTATTGCTAATCCCACACCAATTCTTACTACTACAGTCCCTAACATTGCTTTTAACTGGGGCAGTGGTATTGTTCTAAACTCTGGTTTAGCAGACCATGTCATCATTCGTTTTGATGGAACAATTACCGTTCCATCAGACGCCACTGCTGTCAAGTACGCTGTGTACTCAGACGACGGCTCAAAACTTTACGTTGATGGAACTCTTGCAATAAGCAACTGGAGAGATCAAGGACCAACGTGGAGTCCATATAGTCCAACCTATTCAGTAACTGGTGGGCAAACGCAACAACTTACTATTTGGTATTACGAAAACGGTGGCGGTGCTGGAGTAACTCTTGGTTGGGGTATTACTAAAGCAGATGGCACTGGGTACTTCACAACTCCTGGAGCCAGCGCATTTGCTGCGACTACAACTACCAAAGACCCAGTATTAGTACAGGCTGCCAATACAGCAGTTGCTGCACTTGACCCCATTAAACAATCTGTTTTAGACGCTAAAGCAACTCTTAACACAGCAACTCAGACGTTAACAACAGCACAAGCAGCGGTGCCAACAACTGCTCAAGCAGTAGTAGATGCTCAGGCTGCATACGATGCAAAGTTAGCCGAACGAAATGCTGCATGGGATGCCTACAACAGTGCTGTTCATGCTGCTTCTGATAACGTTGCTGCTACGGCTGCTGCACAGGTCGCTTACGACCAAGCCCAGGCTGATCTAGCAACTGCTAAAGAAAACCTTACAGTTGCACAGCAAAACCTCACACAAGCACAACAAAACCTTACAGTACAACAGACCGTATTAGATTTGGCACAAAACACCGCTACACGAGATGCTAACACTGCTAACGCTGCAGCAGATACAGCAGTACAGGCTGCCAACACAGCAGCAACGACTCTTGCTCAATCAACACAAACAATTCAAGATGAGATTGCAAAGAAAGCAGCAGCAGATGCCGCTGCTGCTAAAGCAGCCGCTGATGCATTAGCCGCACAACAAGCCGCTGACGCTCAAGCCGCAGCAGATGCACTTGCAGCGCAACAGGCTGCAGAGGCCAAAGCAGCAGCAGACAAAGAAGCGGCGGATGCTCTGGCTGCTAAACAACTCGCAGAAGCAAAAGCAGCAGCAGAGGCATTAGCAGCACAACAAGCCGCTGCAGCAGAACAGGCAGCAAAAGATGCGGCTGATGCACAATCCGCCGCTCAAGCAGCAGCGGATGCAAAGGCGGCTCAAGAAGCCGCAGCAGCACAGGCATTGAAAGATGCACAAGCAGCAGCCGACGCTAAAGCCGCTGCAGATGCTAAAGCAGCCGCTGATGCTGCCGCTGCAGCACAGGCTGCCAAAGACGCACAGGCTGCTGCAGAAGCAAAGGCTGCTGATGAGGCTAAAGCGGCTGCAGATGCCGCTGCTGCAAAAGCAGAAGCCGATGCAAAAGCAGCGCAAGAGGCCGCAGCAGCACAAGCAGCAAAAGATGCTCAAGCCGCTGCTGATGCAAAGGCCGCTGCTGATGCTGCGGCTGCTCAAGCCGCTAAAGATGCACAGGCTGCAGCAGATGCTGCTAAGGCTGCGGCCGATGCTAAGGCTGCACAAGATGCTGCTGATAAGGCTGCTGCTGATAAAGCCGCAGCAGATAAGGCTGCAGCAGACAAAGCCGCTGCTGATAAAGCAGCGTCAGATGCTAAAGCCGCCGCAGATAAAGCGGCTGCTGATAAAGCCGCAGCAGACGCTAAGGCTGCTCAGGATGCAGCCGCTGCCAAGGCTGCTGCTGATGCGGCCAAGCAAACTCAAACTCCAACTCCTGCCCCGACTCCTCCACCAGCACCTCCTGTTGTTGTAGTGACTACAAATACTACAGCAGAAACATATGTTCCTGCAGTTGCTCCAGAGAAGTACTTGGCTCCTACTGCAATTCAAGCATTTAAGGAAATCGGCATTGTTCCAAATAACGCCGCTCAACTTCCTACAGACATACCAAAGCCTGCTCCTGCAGAGGTGCTTGTTCCTCACGTACAGGTAGACGTGAAGGGCGTTGAAAACGGCGGTATCCAATTCTTCGGCACACAATCAGCACCACAGGTTGTTCAAGAAGATGGAAAATTAACTCCTCCTGCACCACCTCCAGGATCTGGTCTTCCAATTCCTCCAGAGGCGATTACTACTGCGGACACATTTATCGGACAACCAGGCGGCACTTCATTCAATGCACCAGACGTTGCTGTTCCAGTTATTGAGACACCAGTAACAGGAGCAATCGCAGCAGTACCTGGCGCACAAGCACTTAACCATGCATTTGTCGCAATGGCAAATATCGGTAACGACATGTCTCCTGTTACAAGAAAGAAAGCCAAAAAGATATTAGTAATAACTGTTGCCGTTGGTGCAGTTGCTCGCTTTAGAAAGAGGTAATAATGAAGTTTCTTAAATCCCTATTTGCAGACCTTGCTAACCAGATTTGGACTTTTGTAGGTCTTTTCTCAGCATGGTTAGTCCTTACAGGTAGCGCCAAAACAGTTGTTGGCGATGCTACTCTTATATCCTTATTCTTGTGGATTGCGACGTTTCGACTTCGTAACCCCAAGGATAAGAACTAACCCCACACATTAGGAGATCCATGGATAAGAAGATCCTTGTGCTTGTTGAGCACTACGTATATGCAACCGCAGGTACTGCAATTGGTATCGTCGGTATCACTCTGAAGACACCAGGCCATCACGATTACAAGTCAGTCCTTTGGGCACTTGCAGCAGGTCTAGTTGCTCCAGCACTTGCAAAGTTGAATCCAGCATCAGTTGCTAACATTATCTCTAAGAAGACAGGTCTCCCAGAGGCTGTTGTCGCTCAAGGTGTAGCAACTGCAGTAACAGACGCTGAAAAAACTATTGCATCTAACAACAAGTAATTTAGTTTAGGAGAGACCCAGTGACAACGTTCTTTACCTCTTTGGGCATTGTCACTGGTGCTCTTATCAGTTTGGGGGTTATCTTGCGTCCTGCATATAAGAAGTTTAAAGAGTTTGCAGAGTGGATGGATCGCTTTAAGCGTGACTGGGAAGGTACCCCAGAAGAACCAGGCCGTGACGCTATCCCAGGAATTATGGAGCGCATGAACCGCATGGATGGCGAGTTAAGCCGCAACGGTGGCTTCACCACAGTCAAGGATCGCGTAGATCGACTCTACGAGAACCAGCAAAAGATCATCGAGACTCAAGACAAGATGCTTGAAGCCTTTGTTGAGATGGGCGAAAGACTCATCACTATTGAAACTCATTTAACAAATAAAGAGACTCCAGCCACAAACTAGGGGAAGATAGCCCTATGAGCGTCGCATCAATCAACCCAGGAGACTGGGCAGTCAATAAGATCGAGGACGTCCTTACAGGAGCCAAAAGAGCAAGTTATCGAAACATGCGTGCACAGCACGATAAGTATGCGCAGAATAAACTAAACGAAGCCTCTACGATGCAGGTTGTACACAGAGCAACGCCTACTCCAGAAAACACTGGGGCACCAATGCCTGGGTATCGTAAGCGCGGACCAATAAACCCATCAACTACAGGAGCACCAATGCCAGGAACACTTAAGAACAAAACAGCAATTCACCCAATTACTGGAGCAAAAGTTAACCCTGTCCCTGTGAAGCCACGCGGCGCTAAGCCAACTGCTCCAGGAACTATGCCTAAAAAGAAGTAACGATGGCTGGCCAAGTAAGTAAAGACGATAATTCTTACGAGCATTTTAATGCTGGAGTAAATGCGAAGACTCCACCGCTTACTACTATCGATCGTAAAATCTTGGAGTTTGCAGTTCGTTCAAATGCTCATCCTAATTTAAAGACTCAAGGACAGATCCTTCGTAATTTTGGGATGTATCCTCCAGAGTTCTGGAATAGGGCTCAAGCAGTAGCAAATCATCCAGATCTTCCTGCTGAACAACGAGCAAAACTTGACGGGATGTTTCCCGACCCATCACGCCCAGGACCAATGACTGGTGGGTATGATGTACGCCTAGGATTGGAGCAATACCCATGAAGTGTGCAAACTGCGATTCAAATGCGATGTATGTCTATGACATCAGCAAAAAGAAGTCAATTCCATACTGTGAGCCACATCTTCCTCGCTTTTTAGAGCCTCGTAAGATTGCAGGTCTTCTTCGTACAACAGACCAGTATGCTACAGAAGCAGCATCTGCTACAGAAGCACTCGCTCCTAAGGCGAAAACAAAGAAGGCAACGCCAGCAACACCTTCAGAATAATGAAGGTCATTCGCAAGTTCGCGGTACAGGGACATGCTGTACCATCAGGAGCGCACAGCCCTCAAGGACCGTTTCCGTCTGAAGTTCTAGCCCAACCTCGGATGGCATACGAGGACTCACACGCGGACTCTCTACACGTTGCACTAGACGAGACACGCTTCTTCAGATGTCGCGACTGCGGAGAAGTACTTCTAGAGGCTGAACTAACCAATCATGATTGTGAGGAAATAAATGGCTACTAATAACGACGGTCACCTTCTCGATTCAGCGGGAAACGTGGCAGTAGATTTTGTGTGGGGTAACTTCCCACTACAACCAAACGATGTTCGTGCAACAGGTGCTAAGTTAAATTACGCCTTGGATTCACATAACATCGCAGAAGATGGCTGGAATGGCTATCCTGGATACACACCAAACACCACAGGTTCTCAATCTGGCGGAGTTGACTATGTTGTAGTTCCAAACGTTCTTGGTCTTACAACCGCAAATGCAACAGATGCTCTTCTAGACGCTGAACTTGTTGCATCTCCACAGGCTGCATTCACACCAGCGCTTACAGCAATTACACTTACATCTAACGTTGCATCTGTAACTGTAACTGCTCACGGATACAAGGTTGGCGATGTTGTAACAATCGCTGGTCTTACAAACGGTTCAGGTTCAGCATCAAATGACTCTGACCTTAATGGTACACACACCATCACCGTTGTTCCAGATGCTAATAACATCCGTTGGGCACAAACACACGCAGATATCACAACCCACTCTGGTATCACAGGCGTTACTGCTAAGGTCGTTGCTCGTGCGGGCACAATCTACGCACAAGGTACTGCAGCAGGTACATCTGCAGCAGTCGGTGACACCGTAACAATCACACCATACTTCGCATCCTAATCTAATGCCTAGTCGTCGTCCCTCAGGTGGTGGTAGTTCCTCACGCAAAACGCGTGTGGCTACGCCATCATCTGGGGAACTACGCAGCCCCTTAGAGCAGTTAGGCTCTATGTACGGTTTTGGTTCTCGACAAACCGCTGGCATTGCAAAAATGACTGGTGTAGAGAATCCGTTCCAAAGCGCCCCAACAGCCTCTTCTCTTGGCGAGTTTGGTGAGTTTAAAGAAATTATTGGAATGAAAGACATCGTTAAGTACTACGATACAAACGGTGCAACCTATAACAACATGGCAGGACTTCCTGCAGAACTTTCCTACAAGAGACAATGGGAAGATGTTACAGAGGGTGAAGACAACCCCACTATTCCTGGCTCATATGGAGCCCAACTTGATGAGGATGAATCCCCTGCTCCTCTTACAGTTGTCCCAACATCAACTACAGATATTAACCGTCCTCGTACAGTAGCCGCTGGCTATGATGAAGATGAAGAGAAGATCACAGTGATGTTCCGTGATGGAACCCTGTACAACTACTACGAAGTCACCCCATCAGAGTGGACTGCATTTAAGGCTCGCGTATCTAAAGGCCAATTTATCTACAAGTATTTGGACTTTAAGCCTCGTGGGGTAGCAGACCAGAGTTCTATCTCTGCCACGGCTCGTAAGGCCTTCTACAAGTTTGCCCGTGGATCTCAGTTACACTATGGCAAGAAATACGGTACTACCAAAAAAGGTAAGACCTCGGTTAACCAGAGATACATACGGCCCATTAAATAGGAAGCAGAAATGCCAAAGACGCATAAAATCGGACCACGACACTTTGTACAGGTTACCAAGTTCCCTTATGAGTGGAACAACAAAGTCATTACTCGTGGCTGGACTCAAGAGACAGAAGCCCCATACAGGACGGCTAATCCCCTCATAGTAAGACTTCCTAGATACAGAGCGTTAGTATTAGGAAGATGGACTGGACAAACAGACGTAGGTGAAGTTGACAAACTTATCGGACTAAGGATTGTGACAGAAGATGAATTTACGGAAGAAGCGGGATGGACACCGCCCCCAAAGTCGGATCGAGAAAAGAGTCTCGATGATCTCTACGCCAGACTTAGTAGCATGGATGGAACAGTCGATGTTTACGATTGGCAAACATATTTCCAGTTGGCAAAGGACTCAGAGCAAAGATGATCTTGCTGAGGTAAAACTGGGCGCTGAAGTCTTTCACGCCATCGCGCAAGAACTAGAGAGACGCTCCCTGTGACCACCGAGTCATTTGACGATGAGAAGTTTGAGGAGATTACTCCTGAGTTCTTCTTGCAGGAAGATAAGCCTGCAGAAGAAGAGCCTGACGAACAGTTAGACGAACTATCTCAGCAATTTGTAGACAAACTGATCGACAAGATCATGCTCTTTCTTAAAGAACTTGTAGGACACGATCTTCACCCATATCAGAAGCCATTGGCTAGACGGCTTATTGAGTCTGTCCTCATCAATGACGCAGAAGAGATTACAGCCCTAGCCGCTCGTCAGTCAGGCAAGTCAGAGACAGTGGCTGACACTGTTGTGACGCTAATGATCCTTCTTCCTAGACTTGCTAAGTTGTACCCAGATCTTCTTGGCAAATTTAAAGATGGACTATGGGTTGGGCTATTCGCTCCTACAGAGTCACAGGCTGAAACACTCTTTGGTCGATGCGTTACCCGTTTAACCTCTGAGCGTGCTACAGAGATTCTTAATGACGTTGAGATCGACGATAAGGCTGCCCGTGTAGGTGGAGTAACTCGTCAGATCAAGTTGACCAAATCTGGCTCGACTATGACGATGATGACCGCAAACCCACGAGCAAAGATTGAATCTAAGTCGTTCCATCTTATCGTTATCGATGAGTGTCAAGAGGCTGATGACTTCGTAGTATCCAAGTCAATCGCGCCTATGTTGGCGTACTACGCAGGAACCATGGTCAAGACTGGAACACCTACAACCAGTAAGAACAACTTCTATAAGGCTATTCAGTTAAACAAGCGCCGACAGACTGGGCGTAACTCCAGACAGAATCACTTCCAGTGGGACTGGAAAGAGGTTATTAAGTACAACCCCAACTACGAGCGCTCTATCAAGAAAGAGATGCTGCGTATTGGTGAGGACTCGGATGAGTTCCAGATGTCGTACAACTGTAAGTGGCTCCTTGAGCGCGGTATGTTCGTTACCTCAGCCATCATGGATGAACTAGGCGATACCTCTCAAGAGTTAGTGAAGTCCTGGCATAAGACCCCAGTGGTGGTGGGTATCGACCCAGCCCGTAAGACTGACTCAACAGTTGTGACTGTTGTGTGGGTTGACTGGGATCGCCCCGATGAATTTGGATACTTTGAGCATAAGGTACTTAACTGGCTAGAGATCCAGGGAGCGGACTGGGAAGAGCAGTACTTCCAGATCGTCAACTTCTTATCTAACTACGACGTCCTTGTTGCTGGAGTAGACGGCAATGGTGTGGGTGATGCAGTAGCGCAACGTCTTACTCTATTGCTTCCACGTTCTAGAGTCGTGGCTCTCACATCCAGTCAATCAGAGCAATCAAAGCGATGGAAACATCTGCAGGCTCTTATTCAGCGCAAACTCATTACGTGGCCTGCCCATGCAAAAACTCGCAGATTGCGTACATGGAAGCGTTTTTATCAGCAGATGACCGACCTTGAAGTTCAGTTCAAAGGACCTAACTTCTCTGCTGCCGCACCTGATGAGACCTACGCCCACGATGACTTTGCAGATTCTTTGGCTATCGCATGCAGTCTTACCCAAGACCTTGTGATGCCAGAGGTAGTCATCTCATCTAATCCTTTCTTTAGTTAACAACAAAACCCTGTAAAAAGGGTGGAAACTATGTACTAGGAAAAGGCCTTTCCGTACACATCCTTAAGGAGTCATAATGACAATCTCACCAGCACCACGCTTCCCAGAGCGTGCACCACAGGTTTACGAAATGAAGGGTGCAGGCAACGCAACACGTCGTGGCCCACTCCGCTTCGAAGAGGGTATCGCTACTGATACCGATGTTCCAAACGATTTCCAGAAGGGAATGATGCAGGGCGCTGCTACAGCCCCTGGTCGTCCAAACCGCAATGCTCCAGTTTGGGAGAAGTCTGCTGCCGAGACAATGGCAGAGCGTGCGCACGTTGGTTCAGCCTCATGGGTTGAAGCACCAACATTCCTTGGAGAGTTTGCACACGGCACAATGAACGACTACTCAGCAGCAACAATTGAGACAGTCGCTCGCTCAGGCGGACGCACACAGCGTCAGTCTGCAACAGTCGTCAACGACTAATTTAGACAGACACCGTTCAGCCCTCACATTAATGTGGGGGCTGTCAGGTTATCCAGGGAGGAGATAAAATGCAAAAACCAGCAAATCCAAAGTTGTATCAAATGGTCATTGCACAGGCACGCGCTAAGTACGCGACCTATCCATCTCCTGGAGCAAGTGCATGGGTTCACAAGCACTACATTGAACTTGGCGGTCAGTTTGTAGAGACTCACGAAAAAGATCGCAGACAAAAGATTGCACAGAAGAAATTTGAATCTAAGAAGCGTAAGCCAGTTGCAAAAAAAGAAGAAAAGAATAAAGGTAAGTAATGTCATATCTTGACTTCTCCCCGCCATCGTACAGAGCGGCATCATCTGACTTAACGATTTCTATTTCCCCACTTGGATTAGTAGAACTTGCTGATGAAGAGTTTGAAGTCCACGGTCCTCGCTTAAACCGTTACTCATTAAACTTTGCGATGTACCTAGGTCATCAATGGGGCTACCGCCGCGAAACTGGCGAAGCACAGATGACGATGAACTACTATCGCGCATTTACAGATTATCTTGCTCGCTTTACATTTGGTAAGGGTGTTAACTTTCGTTCCCCTAAAGCAACGGAAGCAATTGTTCCTGACCGCTTAGAGCGCGTATGGGAAGTAGATAACGACAAAGAGCGTGTACTACTTGAGATGGCGCAGCAAGGCGGAGTCACAGGTGACTGCTTTGTAAAGGTTGCCTACGAAGAGGCATGGACAGATTCTGCTGGTCACTTCCATCCTGGTCGTGTCCGCATTCTGCCAATGAACTCGTCATTCTGTTTTCCAGAATTCCACCCACACGATCGCACACGCCTTCTTCGCTTTAAGCAGAAGTACCGCTTCTGGGGTACCTCTCTAGAAGGAACACGTCAGGTATTTACCTATACTGAAATCTTGACTGATGACATGATCGAGGAGTACATCAACGACGAGTTGATCGACTCACGTCCAAACCCACTAGGCCTTATTCCAGTGGTACATATCCCTAACATTCCTGTAACAGGTTCTCCTTGGGGTCTTGCAGATTGCCAAGACATCATCACGATCAACCGCACATATAATGAAATTGCTACAGACGTCGCTGACATCATCAACTACCACGCTGCACCAGTAACAGTCATCATCGGTGCTAAGGCATCAAATCTGGAAAAGGGTGCGAGCAAGGTATGGGGCGGACTTCCAAAGGACGCTCAGGTATTCAACCTTGATGGTGGTGCTGAAGGTATCAACGGCGCTCTTCAATACCTAGAACTTCTCAAGCGCTCTATGCACGAGATCATGAACATCCCAGAGAGTGCCCTTGGACAAGTTCAGCCAATCTCTAACACCTCAGGTGTTGCTCTCTCTATCCAGTACCAGCCACTGATGAACCGCTACTCCCAGAAGGTCATTCAGTACGGCAAGGGTGTTGAGCGCATTAACGAACTCGTACTTCGTAACTTGGCTCTTAAAGAGCCAGAGACTCTGATGTTTAACCCAGAAGTTGATGGCCCACTGAAGTCAGACCAACTTGCTGTCCTTGATCCTAACGATCCAATCACATACCAGAACTATGTGCAGTTCCCACCTCCACTTCCTCTCGATAAGTTAATCGTCTTGAATGAAGTCCAGGCAAAGATGGCTGCTGGTCTTGAGTCTAAGGAAGGCGCTCTGCGTACCTTGGGCGAGGAGTTCCCAGAAGAAAAACTTCGTGAGATTCGTGATGAGTTGAAGGAAGATGCCAAGGCCGATGGAGCCCTACAACTTCTCAAGATTCAGATCCAGAAGCAGATCATGGATATGACGGGCATGATGCCTGGTCCTGATGGAACTTCTGCCATCCCTATGCAGCCAACACAACTTGGTGATGGTGACGTTATGGGTGATGGAATTCAGGGTCCAGAGACACCAGAGAGTGTTAACGACCCAGCACAGCAGATGAACGAAAGCCTAGAGGATCAAACCGAAGGCGCAATTCGTCAGCAGTTAGTGGAAGAAGCCTACGGCACCAAGCAGGTGCAACGAAGGAATGTCGACCGCAACGACAACTAGCATTCTGATAAACATCAGAGTATATCGAGACAATTGCGACATTTTGTAATGCAATAGTCTTGTAAGAAACCAAGGGACACGCCGCAAGGCATACGGACAACGACATAAGAAAAATAGGTGACCAATAATGGCCGATAATCAAGAAGTGATGGAAACAGTCGCAGCAGAAGTTGCGCCAATCCAAGAAGTACCAGTGGAGGCTACAGTGCCAGGATTTACTGCAGATGACCTTGCAAAGGCTCGTGCGCAGGAGAAGGCTAAGTTATATCCACAGATGGAAAAGATGGCTGAAGAACTTGCCGCCCTTAAGAAGGAACGCGAAGAAGCAGCCGCACGTAAGGCAGCACGACAGGCTGAACGTGAAGCACAAAAAGCGGAGAAAGAAAAGCAGAAGGAAGTCAAAGAACTTTCCTTTAAAGAACTCCTCGCTAAGAAGGAGCAAGAATTTAATTCTCAACTTGAGAATGAACGTCTTGAAAGAGAACGTGCTTTTGCTCTCCTAGATCAGGAACGTAAGTTCCAGGATTTGATGGCTTATCGCTCACAGCGTCTTGAGGAAGAGCGCGATTCAATCGTGCCTCAACTCATTGACCTAATAGGCGGTAATACACCAGAAGAAATTGAACAGAGTATTGCAACACTCAAGGATAAGTCCGCAGGAATTATGCAAGATGTGATGCAGACAGTTCAAGCAAGTAAGCAACAGATGGTAGGTACCCGTATCACGGCGCCTGCCTCAGGACCTCTCGATAACGAAATGGGACAACAATCGTATACGCCCGAAGGAATTCGCGGCATGGACATGGCAGAATATCAGAAGCAACGCGCCAAACTACTCGGCACAGCAGCCAATAATCGCGGTCAGGGACTGTTCGGTTAATTCCCCCCAAACTAACTACAGAAAGGACTGCCATAAATGGCTGGTTCAGCAATTACAGGTTCCTCGCAACTCGCAGGAGCCCCAACCGCTTACTCAGGCTCAAACTCAAGCCTGAACCAAGCAATTCAGACAATCTGGTCCAAGGAAATCTTGTTCCAGGCAATGCCAATTCTTCGTTTCGAACAGTTTGCAGTTAAGAAGACAGAACTCGGTGTTGCACCAGGTCTTCGTGTGAACTTCCTCCGTTACAAGAACTTTGCT